AAGTACAAGCCGTCCCGGGATATCGCCGGGAACTTCAAGGTCTCGGTGTCCTACGGCCTCACGGCCGGGCTGGACCCGAACCGGGCGCTCGTGTACCTCCTGCAGCTGCAGACGTCGGGGGACATCTCCCGCGACACGGTGATGCGCCAGCTCCCGTTCGACATCGACGTCACGGCAGAGCAGAAGAAGATCGACGTCGAGCGCGTCCGCGACGGGATCAGCATGGCGATCGCGTCGCTCCCGCAGGCCATCCCCGCGATGGCGATGCAGGGCGGCGACCCGACCGAGATCCTCCAGAAGCTCAGCGTGTACGCGCAGGCGCTCCAGAAGGGCGACAGCCCGGAGGACGCCGCCCAGAAGGCGTTCCCGCCGCCCCCTCCGCCGGAAGCGGCGCCAGCCGGCGCACCGGCCGAGCCGGGCGCGCCCGCAGGGCCGGGCGGCGCACCGCAGGACCCGCTGGCCGCCCTGATGGGCGGAGGCGGGGGCGCACCCGCCGGAGGCCAGGACCTCCTGATGAGCCTGGCCGGAATGACGGCCAGCGGTCAGCCGAACCTCCAGACGACCGTGAGTCGGCGCCAGCCGATCTAGTCACACCCGCAAGACCACACCAAGGAGATCCACCGTGCCTGTCATCGGCAAGATGCCCAAGGGCGACATCATCACGCACGCTGCGGCTCAGCCCGATGAGGCTGGCCTTCCGCACCGCGCCCCGGAGCCGGCGCCCGCGCCGCGCGGCGAGCAGCACCAGAAGGAGGCCCACAAGACCGTGGGCCGTAACCCCGGCCGCGTCCGCTGAGCGTCCTCACATGGACGAGGACTACAACGACGAGCTGTGCGAGCCGGAGGTTGAGTCCGGATACCAGTGGCGCTGGTCGCTGCTGGGTATCCGGGTTCTGACGTTCGTCGCCAGTCTCTTCGGCGTCACGGGGAGATTGTTCTCCGGCGTCGCCGAGGACCTGGTCGAGAACCTGAACTACCGAGTGGAGCGCGACCAGTTCGCGGCCGAGGCTGGCCGTGAGCTGGAGACGATCCTGGGCGAAGAGGAGTAACCGTGGCCGAAGGGCATGGGGGCTATCGCCGCCCCACGAACCCCGCTCCTGTGTCCGGGCCCGGTTCGCTCTCCCGCAGAACCGATGGCGGCCCCGGCAAGAACAACGGCCGCCAGCCCGTCGCGCAGCTGAGTGATGCTGCGTACGGAGAGCAGGCCGAGTTTCGGAGCATCCAGCAGGGTGCACCGATCCAGAAGGTTGCAGCGCCCGATGCAGGCGCTCCCGGAGGTGCGCCCGTGCAGGGCCCGCTACCCCCGGCACTGGATGCTCCGACCGGCCGTCCCGGCGAACCGGTGACGGCAGGCGTCGCCATCGGCGACGGGCCCGGTCCGGACGTCTTGGGTCTCGGTGACCCGACGTCGTGGGCCGAGGACGACATCAGGTACGCGAAGCGATACCTGCCCCCCCTGCAACACATCGTTGATTCCACCCCGAACGCGAGCCCGCTGTCGCGCGCGTTCGTAAGGTACCTGCGTTCGATGTCCTGAAAAGGTTCGTTGGTCGCCCGAGTTTCTGGAGAGTTTCTAGGTGTCCTTCATCGACCAGCTTGAGGAAACTCTTCATGACACCGGGTGGTTCGTCGGCGCACCCGTGGGTATCGCCATTGACCTCCTGAAAGCGGGCGCCTCTGGCGACCTCTCAGCGGGCACCGCGGCGAAGGCCGTGGCTACGGGGTTCGAGCGCGGGACCCAGTTGTTCCTGGGGGACCAGACTGGCGACGACGCCGGGACCCAGAACGTCTTCAGTCCTGGCATCAAGAAGGCCACGGACGCGCTCGAGTTCGTCTACGACAACGCGATCTCCCAGCCGCTGAACTTCCTGAACATCGAGCAGCAGCGAGCGTTCGCCGACCTCGCCGGCGTCGAGGACGGCGCGTCCCCGATGGACTTCGGGTCCGCATGGGACCGCGCCGACGAGGAGCACGGCGGCTACGCCGGCAAGGGCACCTCGATCGGCCGCGAGTGGGGCTACACGCTGGGCGCCGTCCAGGGTGCCGTGAACGCCGGTATCGACGCCGTCCTGCCCGACGGCGTGACCGACATCTTCGGTCGTCACGACGGTGAGCCCAGGCTCACCAAGAACGACTACCTCCAGGGCCTGACCGATGAGGGGCAGCGCACCCTCAATGAGGGCAAGGGCCTCGGTGGCCGGGCGTTCGATGTCCAGTCGGGCCTGGTGGACGCCACCGCTCGCTGGTTCCTGGACCCGTCGATCGTGCTGGGCAAGGGCGCGAAAGCCCTGCGCGTCAGCAAGAGCATCGCCGCCATCAAGGACCCGACGCAGATCGGGGACAAACTGGCCCAGCAGACCGACGGCCTGTTCGCCGGTTTCGGGAAGCGCCATGACGAGGCCGTGAAGTTCGCGATGGCGCCGGACCGTACCGCCGGCGAACTGATCGCCGCGTTCCCTGGACTCCGCGAGTCCCTCGACGGCGAGTCCGTCGCTTCGGTGCTCGAGCAGACCAACAAGAGTATGCGCGCCGCGGGCAAGTCCGAGGATGAACTGATCGAGCAGGGAAAGCTGATCACCCGGGCATCCCTGGGTGACCTGGACGCCCTGCGGAACATCGACGAGTCCGTGGCGTTCGCCAAGGACGCCCTCGCGAGTATGCAGTCCCAGAAGGACGAGCTCCGTACGGCGGCCCGGTGGGCCGTCCGGTACGGCGACAAGGTGACGCCTGAACAGATCGCCGAGAAGGCTCAGGCCTTGGATCTCGCCGGCGACCTTGAACTCCGCGGGCGTGACTACTTCACGTCCGACGAGTTCCTCCGCCTGACGCGGGCGCGCCTGCAGTCCGTCTCCAAAGACATGCGGGCCGCCGAGCAGGAGGCTGCCCGGCAGCAGCGCATCCAGAAGCTGTTCGGTCCGGCGTCCGCGCCGACGAGCACCTTCGGCGCCCTCTCCGACCGGCCCCTGCTGGCGTCCGCCGTCGGGGCGTCCACGAAGGGACTCGAGAAGCGCGCCGCGCGGGAGCGCGGCGAGGTCGTCGGTATGGACCTCGTCTTCCAGACGACCGCATGGAACAAGCCCGTGAAGGCGGTCGTCGGCTTCGGCGCTCCGCACCTCTACCTCGGGCTGAAGGCGAAGCAGGCATTTGGCCGGATGGCCGCTCCGCCTGTGATCAACGTCGAGGACGAGCGCGCCGGCCAGGCGCTGAACACCTGGCTGAAGCACACCGCGATCGACCCTGAGACCCGCCTCCAGATGGTGTCGGATCTCGCTCGGCACACGAGCGTCGTACGCCGCGGCCAGGTGATCGAGGACGCCATCGAGAAGGGCATCGAGAGCCTGATCACGAAGTTCCGGCGCGAGAACCCGTACTTCACAGACGAGGCCGAGAAGCTCGTCCGGGTCGCGATCGCCAAGCAGGCCCGAGAGGCCCGCACCCGTATCGGCGCGCAGTCCCAGATGTTCACGGCCGCGAAGCGCGCCGAGGACACCGAGACCGGTGTCGCCGGATCCCGCGGCGACATGGTCATCGACGACGACGGGATGGCGAAGTACTACCCCGTCTTGCCGACACAGCTGCAGAAGATCTACGGGATGCCGGACCTGAAGGGTGTCGAGCACATCCTGAAGCGGCACTCGAACTGGATCACCGACGTCGCGGAGTGGGCCCGGGGCAACCGGGCGCCCGACCCGACCCGGATCCAGCGGATCGGCGAGCGGGTCTTCGGCGTCGCCGGCCCTCGGCTGGCGAACAAGCTGGCGAACAACGAGACCGACGAGCTGGGCAACCAGCGGCTGAACTCTGTCAACGACTTCGCCTGGAAGTCGGAGGAGGTTGCGAAGCTGTTCCTCGACAGCTTCAACAAGCTCTGGAAGGCGGGAACCCTCGCCACCCGGCCTATCGCGTACGCGACCCGCGTGAACGTCGACTCGGCGATGCGGTTCGCATCAGCCTACGGCACCGCGGCGTGGATGATGCACTCCGCCCCGCGGGCCTTCGGGTTCGCGACAGCGGGCACCGCCACCGGCGCCAAGATGCTCCTCCGGTCCCGGCAGGACGACCGTCGCGCAACGATCCTGAAGGCCGCGATCGAGAAGGCCGAGGACGCCTGGAAGGCAGGAGATCGCGAGACTCCGCTCGATCTGGACCCGCACTACCGGGCCCTGGTCAGCGATTACGAAGACATCCAGGCCCTGCTGACCCAGTACCGCACCGGTGGCCGCAAGGGCCGCCGGGAGGCGTACGGCGCGTTCGGCGAGCCCGGCGCGAAGTCCATCCAGACCCGCGCCGGCGAGATCGAGGGCGCGTTCTCCGGAGAGATCGGCCGCCGCAACCGGTGGTTGGTCTCGAGCGAGACCTCAGCCGCGCTCCTCGGGGACAGCAGCAAGCTGGACCTGAAGGACGCGCAGATCGGCAACTGGACGTACGTCCTGAACACCGATCCGCAGCACATGGCGAACTGGCTGCATGCTGTGAACGCACAGCTGATGCAGTCTGGCGTCGGCAAGGAAGCCGTGCGACTTCTCGCGCTGCACGGCAACCCGGCGAAGGCGTCGGCCGCCTTGGCCCGATGGGCCACCGGCACCGTCGAGGGCCGGAAGCTGATGGGCGAACTCGTCTGGACGGCCGCCGACAAGCGGGCGTACACGAACGAAGTGATCGGGTACGTCAACCACTACCTGCCGTCCCGGGAACTCCAGGAGGCCGCCCTCAAGAACGGGCGGGTCTCCCAGGAGGAGCTCGAGACCGCGATCCCGAACATCGAGGACCGGCCCCCGGTCCACGGTGAGGCGCTGGCGACCGTCATCAACCGAGGGAACCCCCTCGGGAAGATGATCAACGAGACGGCCGGCCGGATCATGCGGTGGGCCAGTGACGCCACCGAGGACCAGCTGGCCCGGCACCCGATGTACGCCGCGGTCTACGAGCAGGAAGCTCGGCGTCGTGCCGAGTTCCTGATGGCCGACCCCCGGATCGAGACCATCGGGCTCGACCAGGTCCGCCGGCTCGTCCAGGAACAGGCGCACAAGAAGGCCCGCCAGGCGGTCAAGCAGTACATGTTCGACATCGCCGCCACCTCCGATCTCAGCCACTTCATGCGGTTCACCAGTCCGTTCATCGCGGCCTGGGAAGACACCGTCCGGAAGTGGGGGCGGATCGCCAAGGAGAACCCGGACGTCATCGGGAAGGCCGCGCTCGCGTGGAACTCCCCGAACGCTATGGGGATGGTCGTCGACGATAAGGGCCACCCCGTCGACCGTGATGGGATCTTTGGGTACACCGACCCGGAAACCGGGGAGAAGATCAACACCCACATCCTGATCCCGATGGGGCTCACGAAGTGGATCCCCGGCGCCGGCGACAGTCAGCTGAAGATCAGCAAACAATCCTTGAACATCGTTTTACAAGGCGGCCTCCAGCCGGGCTTTGGCCCACTAGTCGCCTACCCGGTGAGCAAGGTCCAGACCGCTGCTCCGGAGCTGAACGACGTCGCGAAGTTCGTCAACCCATACGGGCCCCAGACGTTCTTCGAGTCCGTGGCCCCGAGCACGGTGAAGGCGTTCCGGGACGCGATCGACGACCAGTCGCGGACGCACCAGCAGGACACGCGCCGGATCTGGGCACAGATGCTCGCGGAATACCGGCTGGACCCGCAGAAGTTCGGCGGGAAGCAGCCGACGATCGACGAGGCAGCGAAGCGCGCCGGCTCGCTCGGGATGCTGAAGATCGTCAACCGGGTCGTGGGTATCCCCCTCCCTGGCTTCCCGGCGATCTTCGAGAGCCCGTACCAGCTGTACATCGACGGGTACCGCGCACTCCAGGACCGGCAACGCACCGAGGGCCGTCCTTACGGCTGGGCCGACGACGAGTTCTACAAAACGTACGGGGAGACGTACTTCCCGCTCGTCCAGAGCCAGTCTCTGAACAACGCCGGTCTCGGCTCCTCGGCCGAGGCCGTCGACGCGAGTAAGCGGTTCGCCCCCCTGATCTCGAAGTACGGCGTCGAGGCAGGGAAGGCCAACCCGAACCTGGTTCGACTAATCGTCGGCCAGGAGGGTGAGGGCGAGTTCAACGAGTCCGCCCACATGTGGCAGGAGCAGAGCGAGATCTCGCCGGCCTCCGGCGTGATGTTCCGGTCGTACGAGAACCCCCAGGAGGCGCAGGCCGCGGCCGACGCCGACCTTGGGTGGTTGAAGTACCGGCAGTTCATGAACACAGTCGACGCGTTGGCGATCGAGCGGGGGTTCCGCACTTATGCGGATGACCCCGACCTCATCGCAACTCGCCGCGAGTTCATAGACAACCTGAAGCAGGAGATCCCCGCCTGGCATGTCGAGTGGTCCCAACGGGACAGCGACAAGTTCGAGCGGGACCTGCAGGCCCTGGGCGAGATCGCGACTTCCGGGAAGTTCGGTCCGATGCGGACCGACATGCAGGGAGTCCAGCAGTATCTGGCGCTCCGCCAGGCGCTGAGGGACGAGCTCGCCGAGTTCTCAATCGGTGAGGGTTCTGACGCGGCGCAGCCGTTCCGTCAGGAGTTCACCGACGCTGTGATGGACCTCGTCTCCTCGAACAGCCAGTTCGCGGAGTGGTCGTACTACACGTTCCTCGAGCGTGACCCGCTCCTCGAGCCGCTCACCTCGGCGAACCAGCCGACCGATCAAGAGCCCACCGATTGGGGGATTTCCTAAGTGGCAACGAAGCGCGAGCCCAGGAAGAAGACAACCCCCAGGAAGCGGGCGACCAAGCGGTCGAACTCCAACATCACCGCGGCGCAGAAGGCGGCAGACCAGAAGCGCCAAGCTGACAAGGACGCTCAGTCCGAGTCCGCCCGGAAGGCGCGCCTGGCGTCGTACGCCAAGCAGAACGACGAGAAGGCGTCTGCGGGGAACCCGGCCCTGGAGGTCGTGGATCCCCGCACCGGCCTGAAGGTCCCGGCTAGCAAGCCGGGAGACAAGGCGATCCCGGGCCGCCCCGTCCAGCGGGGCGAACAGCTGGCCCGGGAGGGCACCTCCGACAAGGGTAACTCTGTGAAGCTGCCCGGGTTCGGGCTCGGATTCAACGACCGGAAGCAGGCGGAGGAGAACCCTCCGCCGAAGCCGGCGCCGCAGAAGCCCTTGGCTGACGCCAGGTTCTACGGCAGTTCGGACAAGGCGAACCGGGATCGCCTGGTCGCACTGCGGAACGAGCAGATCGCGAACAAGGTCGACCCGAGAACCGGGAAGAAGCTCAAGGACACGGGGAACGCCGTGTACATGGGCACGACGAAGCAGCAGATCCGCCGGGCTATCCGCGGCGGAGAGTTCGAGGGTGGCCAGAACCGGACGCCCGAGTCGATTGACGTCGATGACGTCCGGTCGGCCGACGAGCTCATGAGCTGGCTCTCCGAAGAGAAGACGTTCAACCAGATCCGTGACGCCGCCAAGAAGGCGGGTATCGACGTCCAGTCGTATGACGACGTCGCGAAGGTCTGGGAGCAGGTCGTCAAGCAGGCCGCGGCCACGTACTCCCTCAGCGGCAAGAAGGTCACCCCCTGGGCTCTACTGAGCCTCCGGGGTAAGTCGATGGTGAACGGCAAGCCGGCCAGCAAGACCACCACCTCGAGCACCATCGAGGCGATGGATCCGGCGCAGGCGAAGGTGATGCTGAAGAACTCGCTCGCCCAGATGCTCGGCCGGGATCCCCGGCAGGACGAGATCGAGGACTTCATCGCGAAAGCCCAGACGATCGCGACCCAGAACCCGAACGTCACCACGACGACGACGCAGTTCGGCTTCGACGGCGAACCAGTCAGCCAGTCCTCGGTGTCCCGAGGCGGCTCTGACGTCGTGTCCGCGAAGGCCCAACTCGAGGCCGAGCGCCTCGCGGAGAACGCCCCGGACTACGCCCAGTACCAGGCCGCCGGCGTGTACGCGCCTTGGATGTTCGAGGCCTTGTCCTCACCGATCTAATAGGAGGTGCTGATGGCTTGGTCGGCCGAGCAGATCTCGAACGCCAAGATCATCATCAACGTCGGGCGCCAGCTCGGCGCCTCCGACCGGGACATCATGATCGCCCTGATGGCGGCGAACCAGGAGTCGAACCTCCGGAACCTGAACTACGGCGACCGGGACTCGATCGGGATGTTCCAGCAACGGAACGCCTGGGGGTCCCGGGCGGACCGGCTGGACCCCGTGAAGTCCACCAGGATGTTCTTCCTGGGCGGCGCGCAGGGCCAGCGAGGGCTCCTCGACTTCAAGAACCGCGACCGGTACGGCCTCGGCCAGATGGCCCAGAAGGTCCAGGTCTCGGCGTTCCCGAACGCGTACGCGAAATGGGAAGACGAGAGCGCATCCCTCCTGAAGGAACTCGGCGGCGGTGGCGGTAAGCCCACCGGCGTGATCACCCCGCCCGAGACGGGGTACGACGAGACCGAGCGGACGATCGTCCCGGAGTACACCTCGGACGCGCAGGAGCAAGCCTCCACGGCCCTTTCGGCCTTGGGGGCTGACTCACCCACCTCCGCAGGCACCGAGGCCGCAGGAGCGGGCGCAGCGTCCTCCCCGGGCGCGGAGTCCGCAGACCAGCAGCCGGAGCTCACGGAGTTCCCGCAGCTCGACGAGCTGCAGTTCCTGCCGGCCAGTACGGGCGAGCCGGGCGGCGTCGCTGGGTCCTTCGAGGATCTGTTCCCGAAGGGCCAGACGGGCAGCGCCCGTCAGCGCGTCGTGGACATCGCCAGGACCGGACTCGGCATCGAGTACGTCTGGGGCGGCAACAACCTCCGCACCGGCGTCGACTGCTCCGGCCTGGTCCAGCAGGCATACAAGCAGATGGGTATCGACCTCCCCCGGATCTCCGCCGCGCAGGCGCGCGCCGGCAAGCGGATCGGCCTGGGCCAACTCCAGGTCGGAGACCTGGTGGCCTGGGATAACTCAAGCCGCAACAACGGCGCCGACCACATCGCGATCTACATCGGGAACGGCCAGATCATCGAGGCCCCCCGCACCGGACTGTCTGTCCGCATCCGCTCCCTCGGCGCCTCCGACAGGCGTGAAGCCTGGGGCGTCGACATGAGCCAGTACTTCTAGAAGGAGGCCGGGTGCCTACAGCCGCAGAGCAGCAGGAATGGGCCGCCCTGTACGGGTGGTCCACGGCCGTCCTGAATAGCAACCCCGAGCTCGCGAAGCTCTTCCGGAACGCGATCGCCGGGAAGTGGAACCAGTCCCGGTTTGTCGCCGCGCTCCGCGGGACGAACTGGTACAAGCAGCACTCGGAGTCCGTCCGGCAGGCGCAGATCCTCGCGAAAGCCGATCCGACCGAGTACAAGGCGCGGGTAGCACAAACTGCCGCGACGATCTCGGACCTGTACCACCAGATGACCGGGCGCCGGATGGGTGGGCCGACCGCCTCCCACCTCGCCGTGCAGGCATTCCAGTTGGGGATGAACGACGCTCAGGTCCAGGACCTGGTCCGGAAGACCGTGTCGTCCGCGACCCTGCTGCGCACCGGCAGCGTCGGCGGAACCCTCGGTGACGCCGAGAAGCAGATCCGCCAGGCGGCCTCTGACCTCGGTATCGCGGTCTCGGAGACGTACGTGATGAACGCGATGAACAACATCGCGTGGCAGAACACCGACACCACAGCGGAGATCGCGAAGCTCCGGAAGATGTCGGCGTCCCGGTACCCGCAGTACGCCGAAGTGATCAACGGAGGCGGCTCCATCAAGGACGTCGCCGAAGAGTACAAGCAGCTGATGGCGAAGACCCTCGAGATCCCCGACGACAGCATCGCGATCACCGACCGCCACATCCAGGCGGCGCTGACCTTCCGGCCGGCCTCCCCGGCCGCCGGCGCGAACAACTCCGGGAAGCCACCGACGGCCCCCACGGGGATGCCGTTGTGGCAGTTCGAGCAGCAGCTCAAGAACGACCCCCGGTGGCTGAAGACCAAGGGGGCGCAGGACGGGACGATGGCGGCAGCCCGCCAGGTCCTCACAGACCTCGGCTTCCAGGGCGTAGGAGGGCAGTAGCAGGTGGCCACCTACGACAAGGTTCTCGGGCAACTGAAGGGCGACCAGCGGAACGCCGCGGTCGCCGTGATCAACCTCTTCCAGCAGTACGGCCTCGAGAGCCTCGCCTCGAAGATCATCGAGTACGTCAAGCAGGGATTCAGCAGCGACACGATGGCCGTGATGCTGCAGGAGACCCCGGAGTACAAGAAGCGGTTCTACGGCAACGAACTCCGGAAGCAGAAGGGCCTGAACGTCCTGTCGCCGGCGGAGTACATCGCCACCGAGCGCCAGTACCGCCAGGTGATGGCGTCCTCCGGGTTCCCGAAGGGCTTCTACGACCAGACCAGCGACTTCCAGAAGATGATCGGCGAGGACACCAGTCCGCAGGAGCTGAATGACCGCGTGAAGCTCTGGCAGGACTACGCCGGGAAGCAAGACCCGGCGCAGGTCGAGAACCTCCGGCGCCTGTACGGGATGTCGGCGTCGGACTACGCCGCCTACCTGATGGACCCGACGAGGGCCCTGCCCCTGCTGCAGGACCAGGCCCGCGCCGTCACGTTCGCAGCCGCTGGTCAGCGTCACGGGATCTCGGTCTCGAAGGCAACAGCCGAAGCCTACGGCGGAGGCGCCTACGACGTCTCGGCCGAGGATGCCGAGAAGGGGTTCGCCGCGATCGAAGAGGTCCAGGCGGACACCGACCGGCTCGCGAAGATGTACGGCCTCGGCGGCTACACCGCCGGCGAGGCGATCCAGGAAGTCTTCGGCGGCGACGCTGACGCCGCGAAGAAGAGGAAGCGCGCCGCGTCCGCAGAGCGCGCGACGTTCTCGGACTCGAGCAAGGGAGCCACCGGCTCCGCGAGTAGGAACAGCTACTGACCCACAGATCACGCCATTAGCTCATCGGCAGAGCAACCGCCCTAAAGGCGGGAGGTACGAGGTTCGACTCCTCGATGGCGTACTCCAGCACGGACCGACCGGCCCCAGTGCTGCGTACTCGAAGACCGGTAGCCGTACGAGCAGAACCCGACCTCCCCCGGTCGGGCGTCTTGGCGTGCGCACCTTTCAAGGAGATGGGGAGTTATGGGTTACGACGACTTCGATGGTTTCGACGACGAGTACGACCGCTCGGCGGGCAACGGCCCGGCCGACCTGCGGAAGGCGTACAACCAGCTCAAGAAGGAGCTGAAGGAGAAGGCTGACGCGCTTGAGAAAGCGACGAGTCAGATCGCTCAGCGGAACCTGAAGGACGTTCTGGCGGAGAAGGGCCTTCGACCCGGCCTGGCCAGGGTGATCGCACGAGAGGACGTCGACCTGACGGACTCGAAGGCGGTCGAAGCCTGGTTGTCCGACCCCGCGAACCAGGAGGACTTCGCGTTCTCTCTCGGTTCCACCGGTGACACCTCCAACGGTGGCACCAACGACGGCACCGACGGTGCCGACGAGCAGGCGTCGGAGTACGCCGCCAACCTCGCTCAGTTCCAGAACGCCGGCAACGGCGCCCTGCCCGCGGCGAACGCCGCAGTGGAGCAGGCGCGCTCCCAGATCAAGGCGGGCAAGAGCGTCGCCGAGATCAACGAGGCGCTGGCTGCAGCGAGGAAGCAACTCGCTTCCTGAACCCCACCTGGGGTTCAGCTCTCTGAAAGGAAACGGCCGAGATGGCCTTCACTGACACTACCGCGATCGCGGGCCTCGTCACCGACGCCTACGACCAGGCGGTTGAGAACCAGAACCGGCATGCCGTGCTGCTGCGCGCCCTGCCGGACAAGCACGTCGTCGACCCGACCCACGTCGGCGACAGCTACACCCTGTTCAAGTACAACGACCTGGCGACCGGGTCCCGGCTCCTGTCGGAGACCGTGGACACCACGCCGATCGCCGTCCCGGACGTCACGCCGCTGAGCGTCGCGATCAAGGAGTTCGGTGCCACGGTCCAGAAGACCAAGAAGCTGGACCTGGTCTCCCTGGCGAAGGTCGACCCGATCATCGTCGACCTGCTGGCTCGTGACCAGGCGGTCAGCCTGGACGACGAGGTCGGCACCCTGGCGTACGGCGGCACGAACGTTCAGCGCGCGGCCAACCGGGCGTCCACTGTGACCGTCGCCGCCGGCGACGTCATCAAGGCGGTCGACTTCCGCGACATCATCACCTCCCTGCGGGAGAACGCCGCGATGCCGCGGCGCGGTGACCTGTACGGCGTCTACATGCACCCGCGTGTGGCGCTTGACCTGCGCACCGAGACCGGTGCGAACGCATGGCGCGACGACCACAAGTACACCTCGCCGGAGCTGTTCTGGTCGGGCGAGACCGGTGTCTACGAAGGCGGGTTCGTGGTCGAGTCCGCCCGGATGAAGAAGGCGAACGACGGTGCCGCGGGCATCACCGTGTACCGGTCG